ATCAGCATGTGATTGTATAGTTGTGCCATGTGTTCCACGTACAACATCAGTTAAGACGTTACCAGTGATTCTACCATATTCAATTCTTTCAGTACCAATCCATATAACACCTGGTTTGTTTGTTACATTGTCATCAACTTCGCTTGATATTTGTTTTGGTTGAGGTATTTTTGTAGCGTCAGCAACTGTAATATTATTTGAACTTTCAGTTATTGCACCATTAAGTGTAGTATGATCATTAGTTGAACTTGTACCACCGTCATCGATAAATTTATCTCTCAAATATTCAACTCTACCATATGGTGAATAATGTATTTTAAATTGTGAGTAATCACCTGTTCCTACATACGGATCTGCGTCAGTACCACTTCCTGATGTTCCATCATGTGTTTTCACCGTGATCATCAATGACTCTCTCGGTGTTATTGGTAATAATTCTTCTGGATACGGATCACGATCTGGTCTAGCAAATCCCGCCGAATCAAGTTGAGATTTAACAAGTATCCATTTTTGAGCATCGTAATCAGATTTAAAAGTTGACGATGAAGTATGATCAATATTTGTATAATAAATTCTATCATTGATTAAGTCCCAACGTGATTGTTGTAATGTTGTTTCACTTGTTAAATTTTTATGTGTTACATTTGCAACATAAACTTTATTGTTGTCTTTAACAATGTCTCCAATAGTATAACTTGTTGAAGCCGACCATGATGAAATATGTGTTAAGTCGTCATTTCTTACAAAGGTATTTGCAGTATAACTAACGCCAGATTCCCAATGATTAGACATTTTAACAAATTTTGATTCATACCAATTTTGTGTTGCGTCTGGATCGTAACCAATTGTTGGATTTGTAGATAATGCATCCATATCCCAATCTAAACTATCCCAAGCAAAGTTTGTTAATTGTTGACCAATTCTGTCTCTGTTTACTTTAAATCCAATTGGCTGAACATCTAAATCTTTATAGTATCCAATTTTTTCAGATAGTGTAGTTACAAAAGAACTAACTGAATCTGCATTAGCTGTATCAACATTTGCTAGTTCAGATGCATAAAAATATTTTCCTAATCTATCAACATGAGTTGCAGTTGGTGATACAGATTTAAGCTGATTAATTTTTGCAACATCAGTTGCTTCTGTTGTTGGTTCAAAGTTAGTATGTTGCCATTTACCAGATTGTACGTCAGTAATGAAGTTACCAGATGTGTGTGCCTGTGTGGCTTGCCAAAAACCTCCATTGTATTTTACATTTGTACCAACAGCATAACTCTGTGATGTTGCCCAAGCACTAATTACATTTGTTGAAGGTGAAACCAATGTTATCGAAGTACTTACTCTATCAAATGCCATTTTAGTTTTGACTTTTGGTGTTGGATTAGTTGTACCAGTACCATTTGAATTAATAACATAATCTGCTGTTGTTGTAAAATCACTCATAGCCATATCTGCATTTTCTCTAACTGGAGATTTTTTACTTAAGAAGTTTCTAATTTTTGCACGATATGGTTTTACTTCTTCGATATAAGTTTTAACATCATTGAACGGATCTTTTTCAAAAGATGATTTCTGTGATAGTGCAGTATCTTGTTGTATAACATTTAGGTATGTTGATTTAAATAACCAGTCAACATGTTGTTGTTCACTAATTACATATCTAATTAATGCAAATAATAACTCATTTTGATATTTTAAGTTTTGACTTATTAATACATTATCTTTTAAAGTGTTAATATATGTGCGAAGTTCTGTCGACAACGCACTTGAATCTGCTTCAGTATAAACTGTAGTCTTTAATTTTGCTGTTGCTGTTTGTAAACCAATTCTTACCAATGACAAATTGTTATTATCATATGTTGTGGATGTTCCAGCAAGATAATCAGCATCGGTATATTGCCATAATTCCCATTTTGAATTGTAACCAAAATTAACTTTAACAACATCATCTTGAGACAATGTTGATGTATCTATATTAGTATAGTAATCAACTATACGATCAATAACTGTGTTATCATCAAATGACGTATTGTAGTACCAATTTGTTTTTTCATAATAATTTGATGTTGTTAATGTGTTATCCCAACCTGCATGATTCACATCTAAGTTAATTGACGTTGTAATTCTATTTAAAACTTCAACTAATATTTTTCTTGCATTTTTAGAATTTACAAACCAACTTTGTCTTGGTCTTACTTTACTACCATATCTATCATTTAAAGACAATGTTGTGTCTGGCACAGTGTTTCCGAGAACATCGAAACCAGTAACACTATCTACCATTTTGTTCCAGATTTGATCTGGAATCGGTGCATCTGGATAGTTTTCTTTTAGTAATAACCACTGTGCGTGTTTTGAATTTGTTTTATCTTTTGAATTACGTTTTCTATAGTTTAATTGTAAAACTGTATTTTGTTTAGTAGTAAAATCTAATACATTGGCAACTGAAATTGAATTTTGTGATATTGGTGCAAAATAATTTAGTCCTTGTGTAATTGGTGATGTAATTATATTTGCCACAGACGATGCATCATTTATTCTTCCTTCATACTCTGGAACTGTGGTTACATTTTTAACCCAGAAATAATATGTAGTTGTTTGCACTGACGTAGATGGATTAGTTTCAACTTTTGTTGCATAATCAGTTGTTGATTTGACTGTTCCTGTTCCACTGTAATTTGTTGGTGTGTCATTTGATTGTACCCATTCATATATGTCAATTGTTGCTGTTGGAAACAATCTTCCCCAATTTGATCTACGATATCTATTATCATGAGATTCATAATCAATATATCTTACCGTTGATAAATCCCACCATACTTGTCCAACATATTCTTCTTGCCATGGTTTACTTTTACTAATTTTTGTCGATTCAGAGTGATAGTTATAAACAGCCGGATCAATCTCTGTTTTGTATTCAATTTCTCTATCAGCCTGTGGTGGTAATATTCCTTTTGCTGGATCATATGGTATTAGAGTTAAATCAATTTTATTATTTCGATCATCATACAACACAGCTTTTTCAAACTGTTTAGTGTCAACTTTGTCTTGTTGTCTACGTTTTGTACTTGCAAAATATTCAGCAGTTGTTTTAGTTGAATCACTGTAGTCAACTCCACTGTGTAAAATCCATTGTGTGTTACCATAACTAGAAAGTGTTAATGCACTAGGCTCGGTTCCACGTATTGAGTTGTAAGTAGATATTATCGAAGCATTTGCTGTAAATCTATATACTCCCCAGTATCCAGTATAATCGTTATCCAACCAAACTAAATCACCTTCCTGCCAAACATTTGGATCACTAAATGCTGATGATAAAAAGTTTGTAAGAGTTGTTGCAGTATCAGTACTTACATGATTATTGTCAGTTGATAATCCTTTGTTTAATCTGATATCTTTCCAATCTAATAATTTTATTCCTGTACTATTAATTTCTGTATTATCAGGTGATGTAACGTATTGTGCTGTACCATCAGTTTTTTCAATTGAATATTGTTTTGATTTGTAGTTTAATGTTAATGATACATTACCTGTTGTTGCCGAAGATACTGAAACATTTGCTCTTACAGTAATATTGGCATTGTCAGTTACTGTCCCGCCTGCTGTAATATTCGATGAAGCAACTGATTGTAAATTTGCAGTTGGCACTGTATACAATGTTGTTGCAGTTGCTCCATCCCATGATTCAACTACTATGGTTGGTGCAGTACCATCCCATGCAGTAGTTACGTTTGCAGTCAGTTCATCTAGGGCATGAACTTTTGTTAAACCTGTATTAAAGTTAACTATAAAATTTGTTTTTGAGTCTTTTACAACAATTCTTCCTGTTGCAGTTGATGTTATACCAGATGCAAATCCTTGGTTGCCTGTTCCTGCAGGAACTGTGATTGCTGTTATTACTCCGGCTGACGTTGTGATGCCTCCTGAAGCAATTGTAAATGCTGTACTGCCGGCTGAGTCAATTACTGTTATTGTAGGTGCTTGATAATTTGTACCTCCACTTGTAATTACAAAATCTAATATTTCACCAAATCTTCCACTAGTTCCTGAACCAGTAAATGTAAATGATGGACTACTATAATCTACGTTAAGTGTTTTAAGTGTGCCAGATTTATCTCTTACACTTATACCTGTTGGTGCCGCTGAGTAATTTGAACCACCAGTATTTAATGTAAGCTGGTTTCCTCCTGTTGCACCTGATAACGCACCTGTAAAAGCTACTGTAGGTGATGTATATCCATTACCTCCAGCTGTAACAGTAACTCCTGTAACCTGTCCTGAAGCATTTATTGTTGATGTTGCTGTTGCACCTGTTCCGTTTGCATCAATAATTTTTACAGCAGGCGCTGAAGAGTAACCGCTACCTGCATTTGAAACTGATATTCCTGTAACAACTCCACCTGCTAAAGTAATTGACGCTTCTGCATCCTGACCATCATTAATTTTGTTGACTGTCATATTTGCACCGGTACCTGTAGTTCCTGAGAATGTAATTACATCATTTTGAGCAAACCCTGAACCACCTGATGAAACTGTTACTGACGCTACTGCTCCGGCAATGTTACCAACTGCCAAAGAAGCACCATTACCAGCCACATTTGCAAAAGGAATAGTAACCGTTGGTGCTGTTTCAGATGTTGGAACTAAAGTTAATTTATGAGTACCCCAAACTGTTGGATCCATTAGTAATGTTCCATCACTTTTATAAGTTTTGTGTAAAACTAAATTACTTGTTGTTGCACCACCTGGTAATCCTGTTCCATTAACAGTTACCTTCATTGCTGTGTTGGCATCACCATTTGAAATAACATTATCAATTTTTACGTTTGTGTCATATAGTTTATAAATATTCCAATCTTTGCCACCAATAGTATCTTTAGCTACCCATGATGTGACTCCAATGTCAACATTTCCTGTTTGTGCTCCGTATAAATTATCCAATGCTGTTGAATCATATGCTTGATATTTTGAGTCATCTAAGTGAACATATCCTGCTGACGGTATTATTGAATCAACTGTGTTTACTGTTGGCCATAAATTTGCCAAAGTTTTTTCACCTGTTGGTTTTTTCAACCAACGTGTTGTATCATCAATATCAATAGTAATAACGTCATCAGTTAAACTATCATAATTTGCTGTTGATATATTATCAGTTGGCAGTATAAATTCAAACATTAATGGATCTGTAATAATATCTTGAGATCTTAATCTTAATTCAATTTGTTGATTAAAGTTTGTTGATCCAAACTCACCAACTTTAAAAGCCCATTCTTCATACGTATCAAATGTTTGATCAGTACTTACAGTTGTTGAACGTAATAATCTATCAATAGCATTTGTAGTACCTTTTTGCTTAATCATTCCTTGATATAACTTAACTTGGTTTGATTCTGATACTCCCAAGTTTGTTAAGTAATCTCTTTTTTGATAACCAATAACGTGCAATGCTGAATCTCTAAAAGTAGAATCTACAGTCGATGCATCGATATCATAGTACCTATTCGTGTCAGCAACTGTTTTTTCAAAGTTGTTAATTAAACTTGTGCCACTTACAATAAATCCATCGGCTTCGAGTTTACCTTTCCATCCTAATGTTTTGACTGTTGATATTTTTACTCTTGGTTGTCTTTGTGCAAGTAAAGTATTGTATATCGTATCATTAAAGATTGTTTTGTTGTTTAATGTTATTGCATGTTCAGTTTCTTTAACGTATAATCTTAAACCATATATACCGATACCTTGTTTATGAGAAACAGTAACCATGTCATTATCTCTCATGACATTCATTTGTTCTGCATCTAATCCAAAACCTTCTTTATTCAATGCACTGTATGATCCATTAACAATATTTGATAAACTTTGAACTATACCTGATGTTGGTTTAAATTTTAAAGTTGATGCTGACGGACTTAATGTTATGTAATCTCCATTTTGCCATTTACCTAAACTCCAAAATAAAAATTCTTTTGCTGAATAATCCCAATCTAAGTTTTCTCCAAGGTCTGAATTATGTTCATCAAATAACCATCCTTGAACTTTTAAATATTCTCCATATCCGACGAGTGCATTATAAACTTCTTGTCTAGTTTTATAAACAGTACCATAATCAATTTGTACAGTTTGACCATAATTAAATTGAGTATATCTTTCTACTTCAGTTCCACCTTGCTGTGGTAGTTTTTTAATCTCTCTCCAATATTTTAAATTTGGTGAAGTATCACTTGACAATGCTTGGTGAGGTATTGTACATTGATAAAATTTTAACTCATGAGTTACAACTTCATCTTTATGATAAGTTAATCCAGCTTGGTAACCTCCTGGACTGATATCTTTACCACCAACACGTATAGTTCTCGATGAACTATTTGCAAGTGGATTATAAATTGTAAAATATGGATTTGTTATATCATAACCATAAATTTTATAACCTTTTGATGTATTCTGTACAATCATTGCACTATATGATGCTTCTTGTATACTACCACCAGTGTATAAATTAACTGATACATCTTCTGGTGGAACAATAATACTAGTGCTTTGACTTGTTGAATCATATGCTTCTGATTCAATTTGTAATTTATTTGAATCAATAAATCCAGCACATCTATACATTAGATTTGATTGAATATTTCTTATTACATTACCAAAGGCTGTGTTGATCGGATTACCTTTACTAATAACATAATCTGATATAAAATTTTGTATACCAGAACGTATGTATCTGGTATTGCTTGAATCTGTTTCTGTGTGTACATAATAATTTGTATTATTAGATCTCTTACCAGTTGACGTGTCAATAGTTTGATTAGTATCACTTTTTGATGATTCAATATTTTGAACGTTCCATAGTTGCTCAACATATAATCCTGGATTAGTTAAGTATAATAATTTTTGTATAACGTATGGATACACCAATGAAGTATAAAATGCGTGTTCGACCGGAGCACCATCACCAAATTTCCAATCAGCTTGTGATACTGACTCTGCTGGCTCTGATGATATTATCCCTATTTGCAATGGACTTAATAAATTAGCATTTGCATCAACAGGAACATAATTTGAAAATCCTGGTTTTTTATAAACATTATTTTCATTTAGATACGATTGGTTAGTATAATTTTCTCGTTCACCTGCTCTAATAATTCCTTGTTCAATGTCAGAAATTAGTTGAGTTCTAATTGTTGGGTTTGTCCATGTATAGTACTGATCCCACCAAATTGGTTTTTGTGAAAATCCTAACATTTCCCATGGATGAGTGTGAGGTCTATCAGTACCATAATAGTATCGATATATTCCTCTCCAGTGTCCAGGTAATGATAATCCATCTTGATCGGTCAGTGTTGAATAATTTAATACCCTCCAATCAATATTAATTGTCGACGTTCTTCTTCCTGCTAAACTTGTTTGCCCAAGTATGACCTCGTTAACTAAAAATCGGTCAGTAACAGCATTAATATTGATAGTGTTTGTATCAACACTAACTGACGTTACTATACCTCTTGCACCAGATGTTGTACCAAAAATTTCTTCACCTACTTGAAATTTTTGTGTAGCTGAAGTTGGAATATATCCAGATTGTACATAATTTGTTACTACATAATTTGAATTTGGAGAAAGGGTAAGTTCTACTGCATACCCACTATTGTCTTGATAGTTTACTGCATTTTCATTTGCCCATCTAGAAAAAATAGGTCTCATAAGTTTTGTAATTTCATCTTTAGTCCAAGATGTTGAATTAAATTTGTTTGGAATAATTTGATTATATTCAAACAAAGGTAATTTATCTTGTTGAGATATTACGTGATACATTGAGTTATAAATTCTTTTTTCTAATTCAAGCAATGCTGTGTCTCTCATATCATTGTATTTTAAAACTAAAGATCCATCATGACATTGAATAAAGTTTCTAGTGCCTGACGTATAAGTTGTACTGTCAACGAGTTCTGATGGTCTATAAATTCTACCTATACCTAAAGAAGCAGGTGTTGGCGGTATCCATGTTGGTTGGTAGCTATCATAATAACGCAATGTTATAATATCACTAATTTGAGGTTTTTGAGTTGGTGTACCTAAGAAAACTATTTTAGTTCCATTTGATCCAGTGCTAATAATATAATCATGATTAAGTGTTAATTGTACATTATTTTTATAAACGTATAATGCTTTTGTTTGATAATCAGCATCTGGGTCGAAACTACTTGTGATATCTAATCCTGGTTCGTTATTGAAAACTGTTTGAGTAATACTATTTAAACTAATTAAAGTACTCTGTGAACCCCAAGTGTAATTTGTAGTGTTGATAGTATATGTCTCTGAAGTATATCTGTCACCACTAGCAACCATGTTTGAATAAGCAAAAGGATCTGTAGACAATTTACTAAGATTAATATCAGCCAATGCATTATCAACTATTTGTGCTGTGGTTAAAGAATTGACTGCATCTGAATTTTGAATTTTATTTACAGCATTTAAAAATTTTAATTGGAACTCTTGATAACGATTTTTAACATAATCTAAAGATTCTGGTACATCTAAATCTTCATTATTCATTATAGCCATTGCTTTTAATAAAGGAGCATCATGCTGTAAAATTACTGAACCTAAACTTAAATCTTCTTCGGTGTCTCGATAATTGTTATTACCACTTACCGTTCCTGTAAAACCAAGTTGATTTTGTACAATTGATTTAAAGTGTTGGAATAGCTCACTGTAAGTTGTTGTACTAATGTCTTGGTTTGATGCATTGTTTTCTAAGTTTTTTGGTACTTCATAATAGTTTGTTGATCGTAAAGGATCTTTACTATTTGTTGCATAGTAAACTTTGATAAAATCTTCTGCCACTAATGCAGTAACAAAATTTAATATAACACTATCGGTAGTGGTGTAATCAGTTCCGAACTTTAACTTCTCACCGTTTTTAAAAACTTCCATATCAAGAACAGATGTAGGAATAGCTTCTAGTACAATTGGAGTAGTTATATTTCTGTTGCTGACTACATGTTCTTGAATTAATCTTTGTGTTAATTTTTTAGTTGGTTCGATTACCCATTCATTTGCATATTTTATTTCTTCGGCTCCAGCAAGTGTTGTTACAGGATTATCAACAATAACTAATTTTCCTCCCATCTTATCATGAACACCACAATTGTAATATAATGTGTCTGGAGCAGTTGAAGGAACTTTGAATTTTAATATTGAATCTGTACCTCCATAGTATGCTCTAGAACCAGTGATTCCTCCAGTATATTCACCTGTGTATGTACCTGATGACCAAGTAGTTCCAGTTGATATATAAAATGGATGATTTGCATTTGAATATCCAGTTGTTGAAGATTCCGGTGAACTAAATCTAAAGTTATAAGTATTACCTCTAACTAATATTAGTGATGGTGTTTGTTTTCCGTCGATGTAATATCTATTTCCTGCTCCATTATTATTTGGATTAACATTTACTTCATAATTAATAATCTTATCAATTGTTTCTGGATATGTAAATTGTTTATAATATTTGTATCCTGTAATTGTGTTTCCACCATATGAATATGTATCTTCATTTAAAAAATTACAATATTGTATGTCACTACGATCTACACCAGAAGAATATGATAATGGGAATCCTAATTCCGTGTCATCAGTTCCTGTTCCTTCCTTATAACCAAATATTTTTGATCCTGCAAAATTAGATGAACTGTATACTGAACTGTCACTTAATAAAACTTTATTATTGTCATACAAATTATATAAAGGTGCTTGGTTTGATTTTGTTTTTTGTTGTGCTTGATTCCAATTATATCCATCATAATACCATTCAGTGCCTTTATACGTGTTACCTTTTTCAATGTATACTTTATCATCAGTGTTTAAGTTTGATGCAACTTGAGTTAACTTAATACTAGAGCCAACTCCAGATACTTGCCAAACAGAAGCACCAATAGTAAAAGATGAGCTAGAAACGTCCCAACCCAAGTCACCACCAGTGTTACCTCCGCCACCAGTACTTGCATCCCCATCGATGTCTTGGTCCCAAAGTGTGGTACCATCCCATGGAACATAATCATCTTGACTTGAAGCATTAATAAACAATATTGTATCTCTATTTTGAATAGCTCTTCCATCGATGTTAATGGTTGTTGAACCTTCAATCTGTGTCTTTGTTAAAGTTGGTTCAATAACTGTAACGTCTAGTAAATGTTTTTTACCATAATCATATAATTCAATATCACGTTTAAATTCTATTATCGGCCTTGTTGCACGTCTTGATGATGAGCGTTGAAATGCTGTCGATGACGTTGCTTGTGATATATCAAAGTTTGTAACGTCCCATGCATCATCATCCCATGCTTGGTCGGTCTCTGTATTAACTGTTGTTACAGGGTAACTATCTAAAGTATCTTTATGTACCCAGCCGTTTGATTTTGACCAAAGATTTCCATCTGTGGCTCCTCTTTTAATTGTTATATAATCTTTCGTGGCTGATGTTGAATCATTAACATTTCTTAATGTTCTTGTATCAATTAATTTAATTTCTTTACCTACTCCCTCAATAAAATATGTTATTGAAGTTTGAGTGTGTGTTGCTGTAATAACTCCGCTAGTACCTGCTGATGTTGTAATTGTTACTGTGCCGGGCGTGTCACCGTCATTTAAAACTGCTGATGTAATTTCAACTGCCGTTATTGCTCCACTTCCGTTAACGGCTGTAACTTTACCTATATTTTTTCCTGCAATAACAATTGCATCATCAATTGCATAACCAGTTCCTGCCGCTGTAATTGTTAATGAATCGACTGTGTAGAAATATTGGAAAGCAGTACCAATTATGTATGATCCTGCAAATCGAATGTGCAAACCATTTGTAAATATTGTACCATCTGGTGCTGTATATGTTTTTTGTCCAACAATGTCTGTTGGCAAAGTTATAGACGCACTTGATGTCCCGTCAACTGGCTTTGATGGAAGTTTATTAAACGTTCCGCCAGTTTCTGTTGATAAATCGTCTGCGTATGGATACCAATAATAATTAGCATAGTTTAAAAACTTGTCCATGTCAATTGGCGGAGCATATGAATAATAAGATGATTCGAACAATCTCGATTGTTCATCAACTATACCGCCATCAAAACGAATCTTGTTTATAACATCATTGTAAGTTGTTTGATAAAGAATATTTTGAGTATTTGCATCTCTTACGACTGTGGCTGGCTCTAATTGATAATATGTCCTATCAACTGTTGGTTCAGCCAAATATGAATCTTTATTTGAATTAAATATTCTACCTTGACGTTGACCAACATAACCAACTTCATAGACACTATCTTCATTTTTGAACCATTGATCAAAAGTAGAATCAAAAAAGTTTTTTAACTTAGGTGATTGCAAAACATATGGTAATTGTTTTGATGCAATAAATTGCTCAGCCATTGTTTACGACCCCTTTTTTAAATTCTGATCAGTAAATGAATTAATAATTTCAATGTTGTCAACTGTTGCTGTAGAATAAAATAATTCGTTCGGATCAGATGTAATTTCAAATAAATCTCCAAATACTGATTCAGCATCAGCACCAACTATAACTACTGAACTTATTTGTGTTGATAATTGACTGTGTATGTAAGCACACAATTCTGTATAATAAAAACTTTCTCCGTAATCCCAATTTGAAATATCAAAGAACGTATTAATTGATGATAGCACTCTTGCTTTTATTTCATTATCCGTTATTGTTGCGCCAGCGGCTTTCACGACTTTAAATGTTCCTTGTAACATTATATCTGATGTTGTTCCAAATAATTTTTTAAATTTTGCCGGAGTATAAATTAATTGATCACCAATTGCTTTATATGAATTTAGTGATGATGAAAATAAAGTGTTTAGTTCTTCAACACTTGGTTCCGTTGGAAATAGATCAGCTGTTCTATTATTTGCTGACCATGTTAAAACATTATCATAATAATTAGTTGTCATAACAATTAATTCAACTATATTTGACACACTTGGATCAATCCTTTGATCTCTTGGTGCTGTATGTTTCCACTGGAAGAATAAAGGATTTGTAACACCGCTTGAGTTAAGATATGAGCGTCCGATATTTGCTCTATATATTACACTATTAATTGTAGCAGTGTATTGTCCTTGTGATCCAGTAGTTGTTACAAGTGTTCCGTTGTTGTAAAATTTTTTACTTGTAGTCAAAAACTCAATTCCTGAATTAGTTAATGCTGAAACAACTTTTGCAGTTGTTGATAATCGATAATAAGTGTATCCATCAAATTCAACGTAACTTTCAAATGTGATATAGTTTTTTGCATCAACTGTATCTTGTATGATATCATCAATCGATAAAGGATAGTCTGGCGTACCATCTTCATCATTATCATATGGAGAAACTTTAACTTTTCGATCATCAACATATCCATCTTGTTCTATGAAACTATCTACCACTGCTAATTGTATTGTGTCTTCTAGTTTTCCTCCAACTGAATGAGGTGTTACTGTAACTGTAGGAGGTGATGTATAACCACTACCGCCGGATATAATTGTAACATCTACTATTGAGCCATTATAGATTGTTGCGACTACAGAAGCTCCTGTACCTGCACCACCTGTGAAATTAATCACTGGAGCATTAGTATAATCTGATCCTGTTCTATTAGCATAAGATATTTTTGAACTACTAAATGAGTTTAAAAATCCTGATACTGTGCCGTTGTTTAATGCTGTAGGATAAACAGACAATGCACCAGATGATGATCCTGTTAATGTATTACCTGATATTCCACTGCTAAATGATCCAGTAACTTCGGTTAGTTGAATAGTTGACGAGCTAGTTACACCAACTTTTACTTTACCAGTTGCACCAGTATTTGCTTGAGTAATTGTTTCTCCTAACTGTACAGTTGTTGCGCCACTAAGAGTAAGATCAATATCAATCGTTGCAGACAATGTTGCTCCAGAACCTTTTTCTATTTGTGTGTTAACGTCTGGTAGTATATCAATCCTGTCTTGTACACTCAAACCTGTTTGTGTATCAAGTGTTTTATAATCTTTTACGTAAAAGAATCTTACGTCATCAGCTGATTGGAATACGTAATCTAAACCTCTTGCAGTTAATGTAAATTTAGCATTAGTGTTTGATCCCTTTTCAGTGAAAGTAGATTTAATTAACCAACTCGAATCGTTATTACTTCCTGCTGATCCTCCACTAATTGGATTGTTTGCACTTGAAAATTCTCCAGTTGTTTGTATATTTGTGTTGCTAACAAGATACCAACTTTCTGCTTTTGTTGATGAGTTATAAAAGTTATAACCTATACCAAATGTTGCTAAAGTTGTTGATGATGAAGTTAGCTGTGCTAAAATATTTGCACGTTCAGTTGCTGTAAATTGTGTTCTAAAATGTGGTAATATTGTTCTTGCAAAATAACCAGCTGGTATTGATTCACTTAATTGTATTGGTCCAGTTGTTAATGATGTTGGGTCACCATTTGCTGTAACACTCTTTACTGTTGTCCAAATTACTTTTGTTGGAGTAGTAAAGTTATCAACGAATTCAATTTTTGAACCTTTTCTAATATAACCGTGTCTTGTTGTCGAAGGATCCGTAGAAACTTTTCTAGTAGTTCCAGCATTATCAGTTGTGAAGTACCCGTAAAAACTAGACGTTGCAGTAGGCATAGTTCTCCATACTGCTGAATCGTTACCTACTCCTTCAAATCTAAACGTTCCTGTTCCTGTAGATATATTAGTTTCTATATCTTTTTTGTAAGTATCAAAATAAAAGTTTTGCATCTGAATTGTTTGTATCATTGTTTCCATTTGATCAACAACATTTTCATATGAACTATTATCTAAAACTGAAATAACACTTTCAGATGTGTTTGGTGTTTTATATGTAATTCCATCTTCTCCAATACAGTTTACATTTGCTACTGTACCTGTTGGGTCTTGGATATCAATGAATCTCGAATGGCCTGCATGTGTTTTGTTAATTGCCTTTATTTTTTGAATTCCTTCTACTTTTGTAACAGGAAACACATTGTAATCTTCAGCAGTAATCATTCTGTCTTGTGTATAATATGCTTGTGCCGAATTTGATCTAACTGCATTTGTTGATTCTCTTGGTTGTGAGTTTGTGATGGTATAATCTAAACTGAACGTCATTGCTAAATTAAATGTTTGGCTTGACTTATTAACGTAACTAAACGCAATACCTTTGTTTTGGATATCTGATGATTGTATTGCTTCGCCTCTTGATTTACTAGATCTGTACCAAATTCTATATAATCCTACAGGTATATTTCCAAACTGACCATCTGAAAATTGTACTGAGATCTGATCATTTAATCTTGTTTTTACGTCAAATATATTTCTTTGGCTTAATGCTAAACTATTGTAAATAATATTTTGTCCGGATAATGCAGGAACATTTTTCCAAGTTGATTGAACAAGACCATTACTATCAATTTCTTGTACCCACACATCTGTGTTATTAATGTTTTGCGTGTCAATGTCAACTGTTCTATTTTGTACCGGTTGGTCAAAATTAAAATCTTCGTATTCGATTGCTCCTTCTTTCATATATAAAAAGAATCCAGTATTGTTACTGCCAAAACCTTTTCCATCGTTTTTATAAATTACATTAAAAGAGTTTAATGGATTTGGATTCACTTCTTCAATATATCCTGCTGTGTTAAAACTTGCAGGAACAATTTCAAATGTGTAATTTTCATTGTTTACTTTTGAAGTAAACGGATAAGCAACTTGTACACCTTTGACATTGTTAAAATTATATATGTCATTGTTTATTGATGAAATTGATTGTGACTGTGCTGGTTTACCAAATTGATTTGATGAAACCAATGATGTATTTAAAACTGTAATAAACTGTTCATACCAATTTGGATTGTTTGGATCGTTCCAACGAACTTCAACACTACTTAAATTATTACCTTGACTATCTGTTACCGGCTCGGTTGTTTTAATTGCTGTTAGTTTAACAAGCCCACGTGCAGTATAATTACGTTTTGGTTTATAACTTAACATGTTTGCAAGTTTTAATATAGAATCTCTTCTTGATGCTGTGTCAACAAAATTTTCTCTAGCATTTAAATCTACTCTAAAGGATAAACTTTGTCCAAGGTATGCTAATAAATCAATAATTGCAATAAACTCAGAAGAGTTAATGTAATCATTGAATTCTTCAGGATAGTTTCTTTGGATGTAATTTAGCATAGACACTCTGATAGTATCAAAGTCATATGATCTAAAATCAGCATCTTGGAAAGATCTATAAATTACTTTCCAATCTTCGGCCGCAAATAAATTTGATTGTCTAACTAACTGACCCATTAATAACCTCCCGATCCGCTACTTGAAGATCCACCAGATGAACCAGTTCCGCCCATGCTTGACGAAGTTACAGATCCTGTTTGATTTACATTGAATTCGATCATCATTTGTTCAACCATATTTTGTGGTAATATGTTTAATTGAATATTCAAAACTATACCAGATTCTAAACTAGATACATCAAGATTCATTAGTTGTACTCTTGGGTCTTGTTCAACAATATTTTTTGAATCTTCTTCAATAATACTTTTGGTTTGTTCATCCAAAGGCTCGTATAGGTAATCCCATATTATACTACCAAACTCTGGTAACATAACACGTTCACCTTTTGCAGTCATAAAATGATTGTAAATATCTTGTTTGATTATGTCAGCGTCATATAATACACCATTTCGAGCATTTGGATTATTAGAAGCAAACCCGCGATAGATACGTGGAGTAACATAGTTACTTTGTGGGGAACTTACCGTTGAAGCTGGAGAGATTACACGTGATCCGTCCCCTGATCCATTATAATTTGCTGGTGTATTAAGTGCCATAATTTTCCTTTAACTGCTGTGTTATTAATATTTATATGCAAAGATATATACGTACATAATTATAGGTACATTTATTTAATATAAATAAGTTTGTTATGAAAATTAAAGACATTGATGAAACATTTAGTGGTTCGATCGCTACAAGTATGGGAAACGGAAATGGTTTCAAAAGCGGTGGTATTGGAATGGTTGCTCGTAAAAAGAAAAAATCAGAAGACGCACAAATTGGTGGTTTTATTAGTAATACTAACAAAAGATATGGTCCTGCAAAAGGTCCAAAGTTCACTGCTGGTGCTGGTATGAAGAATGCTACGTATCCTCCAAAAACAAAATAGTTTGATTAACAGCACATATTATATAAAATCAATAAATACTTGTATATAGGTGTTTAAATAATGAAAAAATATGATCAATATACAGCCGCTGATAAGATAGATGCACATCTACACGACAACGATATACACTATTTGACCGGAGAGATTTCTCAGGATAATGTTGAAGAAGCAATCAAATGGATTTTATCAGCAAATTTAAGCAAAAAACCTAAAAAAACATTAAAACTATACATTAATACCGTAGGCGGAGATCTGTATGAATCATTTGCATTAATTGATGTTATGAAAAACAGCTATCATCATATCAGTACAATTGGTATTGGTGCTGTCATGAGTGCTGGTTTATTAATTTTTGCAAGTGGGAAGCAAGGTGAAAGATATATTGGTAAAAACACAGGAATCTTAAATCATCAACATTCTGATGCAATGGAATCAAAAATGCACGATATGAGATCGCAGATGAAAGAAAACAATAACTGTGAATTAAGATGTTTGAATATATTACGTGAGGCTACTGGATACAGCTTATCTGATGTACGTAAAAAACTTAATACACCAAGTGATCAATATTTTACGGCCAAACAAATGATTGATTTAAAATTGGCCGATCATATCTTATAAAGCATTTGATTTTCTTAATAAATGGTTGTATAATATGAATATGATTAATGTCATTACATCTGGCTGTAGCTTCACTTACAATTCTGAGATGACGTGGGTTGGCCAATTAGAAGAATTATGGAACGTACATAATGTTGCTTCGTGTGCCGCAGGAAATGATTTAATATCAAGATTTGCAATTAATAAACTACAAGAATTAAAAGGACAAAATAATCTTTTAGTTTGTCAGTGGAGTGGTATACATAGAAAATCTTTTTTATCTGATCATAATTTTGGATTCGAAAAAGATTCTGATTATTGCTTAAAAGACACAAATGGTTGGTGGATAAAAAATGGCGGCAACAATGTCGACAGCAAAGCATCTGATAATGACGCTGTTGAAAAACATGTGTTTGAACCTTATAGAAAAATTTACAACGAACACCAAGGTGCTATTGAAAGTTTAGAACATATAGCAAGGACGCAATGGTACTGTAAATTACATAGAATACCAATGTTAAACTTTTGGTGGAAAGATGAATTATCAAAAATAGATATCGATGCTACGTTAGTTGATTGGGATCAATTTTGGTTTCATAAACGAACAGGCGGTATGGCTGAATGGTGTGTAGATGAAATGTGGGATCCGGGATTCGCAGAAGGTAATCATCCTACAAAAGAACATCATGATAAATTTGCATTAGATATTATTATACCAAGAATTGAAAAATTAATATGACACCATTAATAATTAAACAATATATCAAAGAAGAAACAATAAGTCAGTTTGTCGATGGAGATTATTATGAACTTGCATTTTATGGAAGCGACATGTATGAACCATTTGTTGATGCTGATTGTTGGTGGGAAGGTAGTGTACTCAATAATTTAATATATAAAAATAAAAAACTAGTTATCTGTTATATGCGTGAGCCTGCATTTGAACATGACTTGCATGTTGAAAAACAAATATTGCTAGGGCATGATTTAGTTAATAAACATAATATTAATCCAAAAAATATAATCTATTTTTATTCAACAGATTTAGGAAAGCAAACACACAAAGCAATTATAAAAAAACATAATTTAAAAGAACAACCATTTACTATTATAACTTTTCCATATTACGAAGTGGATGCTTATAAAAAAATCATTGAACAAAAAATATGTGATCATGTTACTCCGGAACAAATAAAAACTAAAAATGCTGTAAGAACTTTTTTATCACTCAACGGTAAACCAAATAAGTTCATGAGATTAAAACAGGTTGCACTTTACTGGCAACGTAGATTGATGAATAATGGATTGGTTACTCTTACAAGAACAGAAGAAGACAAAGAAAATTTTCCAGAACTAAAAGATTATTATCCATACGTATCAAATATACTAACAGAAAAAGATTTTAAAAAAATGTGTAATCACTGGCCTCATTCTTTAGATGAACACAATATTAAAGAAGGATTGTATGGCAAACATTTTAGTGGTTATCCTTTTGATAAAAAATTATTTGAAGACACATATCTAAGTGTGATATCAGAAACTCACAGTGGTGCCCATGATTGCAATCCACAATTTTTTCCAACAGAAAAAACATACAAAGCAATTATTAATTGTCATCCTTTTATTATGTTGTCGACACAAAATTATTTAAAAAACATACAAGCACAAGGGTATAAAACCTTTGCACCGTACATTGATGAATCTTATGATCAAGAACCAGATGCTTATAAAAGAATGAATCTAGCAATTGATCAAGTTGAAAAACTTTCTAAAGATGGTGTGCCTGTTGATATGTTACAGACTGCCGTATACAACTACGCACATCTACAAAGTCGTGTGCTAACACATTTAGAATTAGTAAAAGGATTAATGCAATG